ATTCGCGGATTAGGAGATCGTCATGACACAATTTAGATCAAAATTAGAACAAGTCCTTGAATATCTTGTAAACAACGAGTCAGAGAAAGCTCAAGAAATGCTTCATGACGTAATCGTTGAAAAAGCAAGAGGTATTCATGAGGAAATCGTAGGGGCACAAGACGCCGCTATCGAAAAAGAACTAGTTGACGAAACATCAGACGAATCAGTAGATGCAGTAGCAGAAGCACCAAAAGACAAAGATAAAGAAGACAAGATGAAAGAATCATCTGAAGAGTCTGAAGATGATAAAGTTGAAGAAAAAATTGGTGGCGAAGGCGATCAAGAAGCTGATTTAAAATCAGATGTTGAGAAGGCTAAAGAGGCTATTGAAGCCAATGCAGAAGAAATTGAACAAGAAGAAACTAACGAAGCCGATGATGACATGGAAGACAAAGATGATGCCATGGGTGAGTTAGAAGCTCCAGAAGGCGATGCTGAAGGCAAAGCTGAAGAAATGGAAGATAAAATTGATGATTTAGAAGATTCATTAGAAGAGTTAAAAGCCGAGTTTGAAAAAATGATCGGTGGTGACTCAGATGATGACGAAGCATCAGATGATATGCCAGGTGAAGAAATGGCTGATGAGGCAACTGAAACAATACCACAATCAGTATTACCAGAAGGCAAAAAAGACAAAGACGACAAAATGGAAGAAGCGCCAAAAGATAAAGCTAAAGAAGATAAAATGGACGAAGCAACTTCAATGACACCAGTATCAACACCATCAAACAATGATGATGCTGATAATAAGTCATCGGTTGTAGCGGACAAAAACGACATGGGCGGTACAAGTGAAAATATCGTAAGCGGTAAAGAAGATACAAAACCATCTTCTCCAGCTGTAAAAGATATGAGCACAGGTAACGTAAATGTTGCAGGTAATAAAAAAGCACCAGCACCGAAGCCACACGCGGCACCAAAAGTAGCAAGTGAAAAGGCAAGTCCGGTAGTAGGTGGTTAATTACCATTTAACAGTTTAGCTTTTTATTGGAGACACACATTATGATGCAACCGTTATTAGAGACACTAACATTCGACCAAGCACATCTTCAAGTTTTAAATGAAGGTGAAGGTAAAGACCTACATATGAAAGGTATCTTTATCCAGGGCGGTGTTAAAAACCAAAATGAAAGAGTATATCCAGTTGAACAAATTGGAAGTGCTGTAGGATCAATCAAGAAAAGACTTGATTCAGGTCTATCAGTTTTGGGAGAAGCAGACCACCCCGAGTCACTCACAGTGAACTTAGAGAGGGTATCACATATGATCACAGATATGTGGATGGATGGTCCAAATGGAGTTGGAAAATTAAAGATTTTGCCAACACCCATGGGTAAGATTTGTGAAACTCTATTGAAGCATGGTACTAAACTTGGTGTATCATCAAGAGGTACTGGCAATGTCAATGAAGCAGGTAACGTATCAGACTTCGACATTGTGACAGTGGATATTGTGGCTCAACCGTCAGCACCAGATGCCTATCCAAAAGCAATCTATGAAGGCTTATGGAATATGAGAGGTGCTAACAAATTATATGGTAGAGCTCAGGATGCCATTAATGATAAAAAGGCTAACAAGTATCTCGCAGAAGAGATCGTTAAACTTATAAACGAGCTAAAAAGGTAAGGAGAATACCCAATGGCAACAGAAATAAAAGACATTTTTACAGGCGTTGAACTACCTGAAGAAGTACATTCACAGGTTAGTGAAGCTTGGGAATCAAAATTGTCAGAAGCCAGAGAGGACATTACTGCCGAATTGCGTGAAGAGTTTGCCCAAAGATACGAAAACGACAAAGCTCAGATCGTAGAAGCTATGGACAAAATGCTTACAGACAAGATTACTACTGAAATGAAAGAGTTTGCTGAAGATAAAGCGGCTTTAGTTTCAGAAAGAGTAGCATACAAAGAAAATGTAGCAAAGCATACAGCAATGCTAGAAAAATTTGTAAGTGAAATGCTTGTCAAAGAAGTAAAAGAGCTTCATGCAGATAGAGATGGCTTGAAAGAAAACTTTGCGAAGTTAGAAGATTTTGTTGTTAAACAATTAAGTAAAGAACTTAATGAGTTTAATGAAGATAAACAAGCTCTTGTAGATCATAAAGTTAAAATGGTAGCAGAAGGCAAGAAAATAATCGAAGATGCTAAATCTAGATTTATTTCTAAAGCGGCTGGTATCGTTGAAACAGCAATTGATAAAACTTTAAGATCAGAAATATCAGATCTAAAAGAAGATATCAAGGTTGCAAGAGAAAATAACTTCGGAAGAAAAGTATTTGAAGCTTTCGCAGGTGAATATATGTCTTCGCATTTAGCGGAAGACACAGAAATTCGTAAGTTACAAAGCGAACTTACTGATCAGCATAATGTCGCACAAAAGCTAGAAGACACTATCGCTGAAAAAGACGAAGCTTTAAAAGTAGCAGAAACTAAAATTAAGGTTGCTGAAGATAAAGTTAACAGAAGCAACGTTTTAAGTGAGTTAACTGCTCCACTTAATAAAGAGAAGCGTCAAATTATGTTAGAGTTACTAGAGTCTGTAAAGACTGAACACTTACAAAGACAGTTTTCAAAATATCTACCAGCTGTTCTTAAAGAAGAGAAAATAGCTGAAGATAAAACTGTTATTACGGAAGTTACAGGTGACAGAACCTCACCAGACACAGCAGACACACCAGTAAACACTGACATTATTAAAATTAAACAACTAGCAGGTCTAAGGAGTTAATATAATGACTGACAATACAATGATCACTGAAAATTGGAAAGACACAAAGTCAGCTCTTTGCGAAGGCTTAGAAGGTCAGAAAAAAGAGACTATGTCAGTAGTTCTTGAAAATGCTAAAAACTACTTGGCAGAGACGGCTACAGCAGGTGCGACAGGTGCCGGTAACGTAGCGGCTTTGAATAAAGTTATACTTCCAGTAATTAGACGTGTGATGCCTACAGTTATTGCGAACGAGATCATCGGTGTACAACCAATGACTGGTCCAGTAGGTCAAATTCACACATTAAGAGTAAGATATGCGGACTCAGCCGCTGGCGTAACAGCAGGTTCTGAGGCACTTTCACCATTTGAAATTGCAAGAGCATATTCAGGTAACGAAACAGAAAGTACACCAAAAGGTGATTCAACATCATCTAAAGAAGGTGTTCCAGGAAACAGAATGTCAATTCAAGTGTTAAAACAAACTGTTGAAGCGAAAACAAGAAAGCTATCAGCAAGATGGACATTTGAATCAGCACAAGATGCCAACGCAATGCACGGCATTGATGTTGAAGCAGAAATCATGGCGGCACTAGCACAAGAAATTACAGCTGAGATTGACCAAGAAATTATTGGTTCATTACAGGCTTTAGGTTCGAATGGTGGTACGGCAAGAGTAACATACGATCAAAACGCAACGAAAACTGGTAGACAACCAGCATTCGTAGGTGATGAACACGCGGCTTTGGCTGTTTTAATTAACAGAGAAGCTAACTTGATTGCACAAAGAACAAGAAGAGGCGCGGCAAACTATGCTGTTATGTCTCCTTTTGCTCTTACAATTCTTCAATCAGCTACAACTTCAGCGTTCGCAAGAACAACTGAAGGTACTTTTGAAGCTCCAACTAACACAAAATTTGTTGGTACACTTAACGGTGCAATGAGAGTATACGTGAACTCATACGCAGGTGACTCAGAAAATATCTTAATTGGATATAAAGGTCCAGGCGAAGTAGATGCACCAGCATTTTACTGCCCGTACATTCCATTAATGTCATCAGGCGTTGTAATTGATCCAGCTACTTTTGAGCCAGTAGTTTCTTTCATGACTAGATACGGTTATGTAGAGTTAACAAATACTGCGTCATCATTAGGTAATGCACAAGACTACTTGTCAACAATTGGTTTGACAAACGTTGCATTTGTGTAATAGCTAC